ATCAATAATAACATGGTATGGTAATCTACCATCAACATACCACTTTCTAAAAATATCGTGCGAATAAGAGTTAAAATGCAATAACGATATTACATTTTCAAATTCGTTTTTAATAGCCTTTTTTATTTTATCAGACGTTTTAAGTTCGTCCATTATAATTTCAATAGGAGCTGATCTATTATCGCCCACAATTGCTTCATTTACAATATCTTCAACAGCAGCATCGCACTCTGGATGCGAAGCTATATCTCTATACTTGTAAATAAGGTCAACTTCGTTTTTAGCAGTATCGCCATCAATATCCACGTACTGGCCAAAGTGACCACCCGTATTGATAACTCCAACGCCATCTTCGTCTGTGTCTGGAACAAAAGAAGGAAGCTCTGGAAGCTTATCACCCTTTCTATTGATCTCAAAACCAAAAAGTTCTGCCATTTTTTATTTACCTCAATATTATCGGAGGGGAGTTAGTCTCCCCTCGTCTAATATTATTTATAACCCTTTTATGAAGTGGTTCCAGACTCCCAATACTGAACTTGTAGCTCAACAGTAAATTCTTCAATCTGGTTTTCATTGTCATATGAAAGTTCGATTGTAGAAAGATTTGTTGGGAAACAACCTCTCATATCATAAGTCTTAGTAACATCACCTTGCTTATTTAGCTGCTCAACAATAATGTCAGCCATATAATCAGTTGGATTACTAGCTCCTGTATTATTGTTATGTTCGCTGATACCATTCATCCATCGTTCAAACGAGTTTCTTACTTCAAAACCAGTATCATTGATAATAGTCAATGTAACGGGTTCAAAAGTTCTATCACCAGCGAGTTGTAGTTGTCTGCCTCTGAATAATACAGGTACAGGAGCTACAACTGATGAAGGAAACTGAGCGCCTTTAATCATGAAAGAAGAAAGTTCAACATCACCTTGAGCATAAGCAGGGAAGTTACATGTTACTTTGAACATGTTAGAACGTGCACCACCACCTACTAGCTTGGATTTAAAATCATCTACGCCTAAAATTGCCATTTTTCTTCTCCTAATTAACTACCGGCGATTTCTGAGAAATCGACTCCGGTTCGTGTTGCAATAAAGTTAAGTGTTATGAAGTTAATAGATCTTGAAGGCTTGATAAAGATATCAGCAACAAATCTATTAGCGTCAATTACTTGACCAGTGTTATTAGTAGTATCACAAATGACTCTAAAGTCTGTCATACCACGTCTACCTTTTACGTCTCTCATAAATGGTTCAAGCATATTTCTAAACTGAGCTCTTGTAAATTCGTCGTTGAATTCAAAGAGTTGAGCTTTAGCTGCAGTAGCAACTGCTTTTTCCAATACGATAAACAGTCTTCGTACATTGATTCTATCAAATGCACTAGGCTTGCTTAATAGTGTCTTATCACCAAATAGCATTGTACCTTGTCCAGGGAAAGAAACGAGAGGATTAACTCTTGCTTTATAGAGAGTATCTCTATCAGCTTTCTTAGGATTGTATGCTAGTTTAGTAACTCCGAAAAGTTGACCTCTATTAACACCAGCTGGAGAGAACCAAGCATCAGCAACATCGTCTGTATTGGCACAAAGACCAGCACAAAGACCAGCAGCTCCTAACCAACGGTATACATCATTATACTTATCGTATACGTATACAGCACCAGAATCAGTAGATGCATATGAAGTTGAAGGAAGAGTATCAGCCCATTCTTTAACATCAGCAGCCGGAGTATCGGTTCCAACTGAGTCATCGATTGGAGGAGATACAAATGCCATACAGTCTTTTCTAGTATTACAGATACTGATAAGCTTATCAGCGATAGTCTTAGAACTATCAACATCAGGATATGCAAACAAAAGGTTAACATCAATCGTTTCAGCATCAGCTAATAGATCAAATCCGTTACTAATTTCGCCAGTTGTTGGTTCGTTATCATCAGTACCACCAGCCATTGTGGCTGAAATTACAGCTGTACCGGTTACAAATGCTACTCCTTCATCTGTCCCTTCTGTGGCCGGATCATCAACTGGATTACTACCAGCAGTAGTTAAAGCTGTTGGATGACCAGTCCAGTAAACATAACTGGATGTTCTATTGATTACTTCTTTATAATAGTTGCTCTGACCATCAGACTTCTTAGATTCTGAAGCCTGCGATACAAATTGGAAAGTTTCTAGAACAGTCCCTGCAGTTCCACTCCACGCGCCAGTTGTGTCTACAACAGCAATGTGTAATTCGTCGTTAGTGTATCCATTTAAAGTTCCATAATCGGAAGTTCCTGGTGCACCATCGAAGCTTCCTGCTTCGTTAAATGCTGCCCAAGCTGTAGCATCAGCTGGACAGATTGTTACCTTAAGCGAGTTACCTAGTTTACCTGGGTATTTAGCAATAAAGGTGCCATCATGAGTTAAAGAATCATAATGATCTTCGTTTTTGACTAGTTTAGCAGTACCGTCGGTCGCGTTTAAGTGACCTGATGCTGCCCGTACTACTTTAAGAGCGTTACCATACTTTAGGAATGATGCTGCTGTTAAAAAGTACTTAAATGTTTCGGAATCTGGTGTTCCAAAGATGCTAGCTAATTCTGTTTCTGAACTAACCGTGCGAACTTCTTCGACTGGACCCCAATTAAAAGACCCTGCGAATCCACCAATACTGGTTGATACGGCAGGTATTACGCCCGATGCGTCAATTTCCTTGACTTGGACGCCTGGTGATACTTGAAATGCCATTGTTGTGTCCTCTCAAATTGAGTTATTAATAAGTTTTCATAATACGGTTATATTCAATCAATATTATTTATATAAATAAAGATTCTAAGGTTACATTAAATGTTTTTTTAGTGGATCGTAATCTGGATCTTCAAACCAAACATTACCTTCTCCATCGCCAACGCCTTCTACGTGCGAGTTACTACCATCATTAATAATACCAAAGGGTAACATATCATCTTGAATAGCCTTTAATTGCTCTTTATATAGTAAATTTTTCATATCAATATTAGTTAACCCTTGGAATATATCAGTTGAAGTAAACCAAGCAAACATAACTAAATTCATAACTAAATCATCGTGATTAGGAGCTTGAGCTTCAAATGAATTACCTCTAGCTACAAATGTACACATCTCACCAATAGTCTCAGCGTCAATAATATGTAATTTCTTTTGTCCGATCAAATCTTTTAGCGTTGAACATCCAATTCTTTTTACTCTTCGAGTCATTGTAGCACCAATTGAATTAGCTTTTACTTGTGATTCTACAAACATATTTTCGTATTCTAAATCATAATATAATCCATTACAAACAACAGCACCTTGATCATTTGACTCAACAATTATATATGCTTCATTGTATAACATAGCATACTTATAACATATATCTGGTAATAGCATAGGCGATATATTGTTATCTCTAAATACACAAACTTGTTTAAATGGATTAACTGAAGTATCGATAAGCGTAAATGTACTATAATCTTGGCCTCGGCCTTTAGATACATCAACAGTCATTACATAGTGATGGCCTTCGATTGGCTTTTCATACATAAATAGATGTTCATTAAATGACATAGGCCGTTGAGATTTTTGCGCCAAAAGATCTCCAGCATCTATTAATGTATTACCACGTCCATGAAAGTTATTTCCAAATTCTTGATCAAATTGCAGCTCTGAAGTATTAGCAATTGTTTGAGCTTTCCATACATCATCTCTTCCTGGAACATCCCACCAATCTACTCTAAATGCTTTATATTCATTAACATAAGTCGTTGCACCTTCCCATATTTTATGATAGACATTACCAATACCATTAGCTGTAGATGTGATAATAACTTTAGTATCTTTACCAGATGAAACTACAGGATATGTTGATGTATAGAACTGCGCATCATTTTCAACAAATGCAAACTCGTCTAAAAATAATAAGTTGATAGATAAACCACGAATAGAACTACCAGAAGTTGCTGATGCAATGAGCTTCGAGTTATTCGAAAATTCAATCGAACCTTTATTTAAAGCTTTGCAACCTGGCTGTAAAAAGAATGGTAGATTCTCTAACATAAGAGTAACACGCGCTAGCATTTCTCTTGCAGTAGCACCTTTGTTTGCTAAAATCGCAATATTTTTTTCTGAATGAAAACACGCGTACCAGAGTAAATAACCAACAGCAGCAATAGATTTACCAGACTGTCTACACGCCAATACAATAGAAAATCTATTCTCATTAAAATGATTAAACATATTTTCTTGGTATTTATAAAGATTAAATGGAACTAAGCCATCATCAAGAGAAATAACTTTAAGGTATGTTCTCGCAAAATATGATGGATCCATCATACATTTTCTGTATTCTTTAATCTGTTCTTCTGTAAATTCAGCTTCTACGCCATCCCGTTTTACATTGGGATTGCCCATATAGCCGTCATCATTCTTTCTCAGAGACATCTATAATTTTTTCCTTCGCTTCTTTATCTGCTTTAGCGAATAATCTTTGTAAATCAGTTGTACTACCAACAAACAAGTTATTATTAGTTGTAGTCTTTTTGCTTGCTGATTCTCCAGCAAGATCTTGTTTATTTTTTTGAAGCGTCATAAGCTTATCAGTAACATCACCAATATCTTTTATAGCTTTAGATAATACCTCAAACGCTCTTGGATGCTCAGATTCTCTAGCAAGTTCTGCTAAGACATCTAAGGATTTTACTCCAGTATCAATAAGATCTTTATATGTTTTTCTTGAATACTCATAGTCATCTTTAACTTCAGTTTGATCCTTAGTCAAGACAGTGGGAGAGTTTTTATCTTTTTTCTCTGGCAAGTTCTTATTCAGGCTTGCCTGCATTTTTTCTAATTTATCCATAATGTACCTATGTTATACTTACGTTAACTGTATAGTTATCATCCTCATCCGCGTCAGCTGGTGTTATAGTGAAATCCATATTTTCTAGAATATTAGCTCCACCTGGATCAGCATTAAAATCAAAGTTTATTTCTCTAATAATACCTTGATTTGATGTTGGTCCAAAAAACTTCATTTTCATTGTAAAATCTAATTGATAGGCTAAAACTCTTCTTGTTTGAAAATCACCTTCATAATCGTCATTAATAGTAACTCCGGTCAATACAATTGGAACATCTTGTTTATATTGAAAACTATCAACGGGTGTTATAGAAATTGTATATTCTGGCTGAAAATAAGGTAGAATTTGTTCTACTATTTGTAGTCCATCATCTTGATTCTTTGCTAAAATGTGTAACGACATATTAATATTATATGCAACTTGTTGTTTTAAAGTCTTTTTCTTTGTAGAATCAGTAGCATGATTTTCGCTAATAACATTTCTTTTACCTAGTTTTTGAGTAGAATCAATATCCAATGACACGATTTCAAAAGCCATTCTCGGCAGCTTAATAGCCATTGAAGCATCACTATTAGTATTTTGATCAAGTCTAGCTAAAAACTTTTGCTTCGGCCCATATGCTAAAGGAACTTTAATTTGATTAAGAACATTTCCATTACCATCTTGTCTGATAACACTTATGTCATTAAATAAAGTTCCAAAAACGGCCACAGCCTTTCTCATTGTAGCATGATAAAAATGATTACCAAACATTAGTAAGTCTCCGAAGGATCACCGAATGGATTAGATTCTGTAAAGTCTAAGAATCCATCAGCTTCTATTTCAAACGCATTATTGCTTGCAGCTCCATCATTTGCAAATGTTGTATTATCAGCAACATCATCTATAGATATTGCAAAACAAGTATTTCCAGATTTACTACCAGTTAATCCTAAAGTATCTGAAATAATAAAGTCTTTAGCTTCAGTTGAACCAGTAACTCCAATGTTAGAAACTCCAATTTTTGCCGCAATATCTGAGTTTTTACTTATAGTTTGTATAGTTCCATAAACGCTAACAGCTGGATCTGTAGTAATTACTTGAGTTACAGTTTCTCCAAGCTCAAAATGATTACCACCAGTTAAACTTACCGTAATTGGAACTTGATATGCATTCTTAATTTCTGTTATATCAATAGCATCAACACCAGTATCAAAATCTTCATCGTTATATTCAAACAAGCTACAATTAAGTTTATAAACTGGTAAATTAGATAATTGATAAAATGGTTGTTCATGTTCAACGAACGAGATCTCAAAAAACTTATTTGTCATTGGTAAAAATATAAGATCACCTTCCATTGGTCTTATAGTTTCTACAGTATTATTCCACACACCTACTAAATTAGTCCAGCGTCTTCGAGAAATAACAAATGTAGCTTCATCTCGTATTTCAAGACCAAACTTCTGATATAAATCTCCTGACCCATCAAATCCTTCTGGGTTTTCAATGTATGCTTCAATCATATAAGCATCGTCAAAACTAGAAGCTTTATCTTCTCCTAAGACTGTATCTCTACTAACTAAATTTCTAGGAATATAATAAACGTCTTGTCCATATATTTTAAGAGATTCAATTATAAGATCTTCGTAAACAGACTGCTCTGAGGCAACTGATTGTGAAAAGTATACGCTTCTAGGCATTTATTACCCCGTGTAGAAGTCTACTGGTTGTTCCCAGTTTAATCTGACTTCTTCATTTAACTTATCGATTTCTTCCTTAGCATCTTCTAAAATTTGTCTACCATTAAAAGTTACTCCGCCTGGCATTACCATACCTTCAAATTTAGAAAGGTTAACACCCCACTGTTGTTTAATTAAAGCAGTTGCATATCTCTTTAAAAAATAATCATTATAAACATCAGTATAAGTTTCTGGATCTAATATTCTATAACACTCAACAATAATATAATCATCAACTGAAACTTCTTTAGACCAATCCATGTCAATTCTTAGACTATTTTTATGTCTATCAAAACTAATATGCTTGTCGTTAGAATCAACAAGTATATCTAATAAAGCTATCCACTGTTTAGCCATAGAGTATTCTACTAATGATCCCATATATCCCATTGAATATACATCGTTTAAATGCATTTGATATTGAGCATCAAACATTGAGTCACCAGAAATACTATCTCTTAATGGAAATATTCTTACTACATCAGTAACCAAATCTGGTATACTTATATAGCCATTAGTAATATCATCTGATGTTATTTGATGCTTTAAAAAAACCTTTTCAATAGCATCAGCATGATAGTGTTGATAAAACTGTAACGCTTCATCAATTCTATCTTCGACTTGATCTTCGTCAACGTTAATTTCTACTACAGGCGCTCCTAACGATCTCATGCAATAGTCAATTAATGTGCTTCTACTATTTGGTTTTGCCATT